ATGACTTTGATATGATTACCCATCTTAAAGTCAGACACAATAGAAGGAGCCATGAGTTTAACAAAGGTAAGGAAGTCATCCTTTGAATGTTCTTCTACTTTTTGTGAGAGGAGTCCCTTTAAATTTATAAAGGAATCCAAAACAGTTTCATTAATCTTTTCCATACTATATAGTATACACTATAATTACTAATTAGGCAACTATTAAATACTATTAAATATAAAATAATATAAAATAACTACCAATGTAGTCTACTAGTAAACTATGTAAGGTACTATAAAGACCGCAGATTAGACCTATGTGTTGTATTTATGTAACATTATATATTTATTTTTATTATGATGATTGATCCATGATATTTTGTAAATATTTGAGTGTCCTGTTTTATATATATATATGCATGTGTGTTTTTTTGCCCACCCCCACCCACATACGAGGAACGACCAAAAACCCCAGAAATTAGGGAAGTTATGTAGGACTTCTTAGTAGAGTATCTTACGATACTAAGAAGTACTACTATAGAGGAGATTTTGAGATGAAGAAACGAGATGATTGTCCCCTAACAAACATGCAGATCTTAGCGTACATTGTAGGAACTGGTTTGTTAGTTCTTATGCCCTATTGGGCATCATTGTTATCTTAAGCCTTGTTAAGTCATCCTCTTTCTGTAAAGAAAGCATATATTCAGCTTTAGCTGAGACTTAACAAACTACCCTAACCCTTTGTAATACCTAAGTATTACTTGTCTTGCTAATGTTACACTTTGTAACATAACGTGTTACATATCATGACATCATGATGAAGGGCTTGACAATCAAATGACGAGATTATATATAACTTATTAGTAGAGTATCTTACGATACTAATAAGTTATTATATAGATTTTAACTTTAGGAGCAAATGATATGGATAAAGTATTCACTGTTATTGAAACTGATTGCCTTGGCAATGAAGCAGAGTTTGAGGTATTTACCTCAGTTGGTAGTGGCTTTGACATAGTTGAAGCTGATACTGGATCAACATTAGAATTTAATGTTGATATGGATGAAGTTCAGTGGTTCTTTGAACAAGAACAAGGTTGTACTCAACAATGGCAACCTACTGTTTTTGGCAGTAGCATGACATTTAAAACTTAAGGAGTTTTAATTATGATTGATAAAATTGGAAGTATAATAATGAAGACAACTTTTGTTGTCTTTTGGTGTGCTGTTCTTCATGCCTTTTTTAAACTATTTGTACTTTTTACTGGAGTGAATTAAAATGAAAGTATTATCAACTTTGATAATGTTAATGGCATGGCTAGTTTGCTTTGCTTTATCTTACTCTATGAGTGTTGTTTTCTCACATGAAGTGTACCAACACGCTCAAAACTTTGTTTTGTTTGTCAAGATATTACCTATCTTGATGGCAATGTCAGCAACTATTTGGTGGTATTTGATACTGAAAAACAAATAGTTATATAGTACTTAGTAGGTAGAGTTCTTACGAACCTACTAAGTTCTTATATAGATTACCAAAACCAACCCAAAACTGGAGTGAATTATGAAGACATTTGAATTTCTAACTAAAGCTAACAAGTGGCAAACTATCGTAGATAAGGGCTATCAAGCTAAGAAAAAGTCTGGTGTACCTTGCCGTATTGTCCATGAAAATGGATCATGGAAGGTCATAGCTAATGTAGAGGCTATGCCAGAGGGTATGGATACACGGTTCAAAGCAGAGCCTGTACCATCTCTGATGGAAGCTATAGACAACCTAGCCAAAACTGGTCAGACTGTTTTACCAGCTTAACCAAACCCTAATGTATACCTATGGGGTGGAGTTCTTACGAACCCCATAGGGATATATTAACTTAACAAAATGGAGTATGATATGAGAAAATTTAATTTTCTTGGAATGCAATTTATTGTTCGTTTACGAATTGTCCAATCTGGTTGGTCAATAAGCCGACTAGATAAGTCTATCAAAGTGGAGCTTGGTAAGCTTGTAATTTACAAGATGAACCGCAACACTTTCCATAGCATGACATCTATTGTTGACCGTAAAGGTCAAGTTACAGTAGCATAAGATTGCTCCGCAATCCTAGGCATGATTTAAAACTGCCTACTTTACTAAGTTAGTTATGAGAATGGCAAAAAATACAACTGCACCTTTAGAACCAGAGCAGGTATTTATATACCTTTGTTGATTGTCATTCTCATAACTTACTAAGTAAATCTAAAGATATCCTTTTGTCAAAAATGCAGAGTGATTAGATCACATCTAATAATTATTAGACAGGAATAATCTGATAGACATTAGGATATCTTTAGACTTACTTAGCATTAGCAATAAGTAAGTGGATGAGATGTATGTCCAACAGATAAAATTGCATCACTACAGAGTTTTTGGTAAGTTTTTACTGCACTAAAAAAACTTACATTTTTTTAAACCAAACTAATGGAGCTACTATGTATAATAGAGATCAAAAAGTAATTGGGATGATATCAAAATATAATCCTAAAGGTACAAAACAAATATGTATATTTGTTGCCGACAGTGTTCGTAATATGTTTACTGGCACTGAGAAAAGACTTAAAGAAATTAAGAAGTTTGGTGCTAATGCTACAGCATTGAACAACAAGGTTAAGAATAATGGATATAAGTATATCCAAAATAACTACAAACATTTGCATGAAGTTATTCATTCAAAAGATTTAACAATGGCTGATAAGCTTGTTGCTTTGACAGAGATACCCGGCATAGGCTTGGTAAAAGCTGGCTTTATATTGCAGCTTTGCCTTGGCAAGGTTGGATGTATTGACTGTCATAATGCTTTAAGGTTTGATGTAAACTTAGATAAGTTTAAGTTAAACAGTAACACTAAACTTGCTACTAAGATTAAGAAAGCTCAAGAATACATAGAGCTTTGTGAGCAAGCCGGTGGTAGCAGAAAGCTTTGGAATGGATGGTGTGCATTCATAGCAACAAAGTATCCTAGTCACTTTGATAATGCTAATGATGTATCAAGAGTTCATGCTGATGCCATAGTAAGTGTAATGTAAAACTAATTACTACCCTCTATAGTTAAGTACTTCGTACTATAGAGGGTAGTTAATTAAGGAGTAAATGTTATGACTTTATTAATTTTAAAAGGCAAAACTGGACACGGTAAGAACCGTATCAGAGAACATGGTGAAATATGGAGGCAACTAATGTTGATTGACGTTGGTATTATCAGCATGTCACATAGAAAGAAATCTACTTGGCCTATAAAATCATTGAAGACAGGGGAATGGCGTTGGTTTGATCTTGATAATGATCAACACTTTACTTTGTTAAGAGATGAAAGCATAGAACTTAATGGCAATTCGTAGAAGTAATTACTACTCTATATATTATTACTACGTAATATATAGAGTAGTTAATTAAAGGGATCAACCAATGAAAAACAACAATGGCTGGCAGATGCTAAAGCAAAACAACAATAGCTGGCAGAAGCTAAAGCAAATTATATTATTAGATTACAGGGTGTTAGCTTATGAAGCTAAACCAGCACCTAAACTAGGTACTATAATAAATATCTTGACATAGGAGACTAATGATGGTAGATATACCAACCGCATACAACCAGAGACAAACTTTATTTTATAAAGAAAACTTAGATGAGAGCTTGTCTGATGGTAATATACTAGAAGAATTAGCAAAGTTTTTAGGTGATGATATGATAGAAAGAATGGATGATTACCTAATTGATTTAATACCTAATGAAGAAGATCTGTGTGATTTAAAAATCATTAGAATATAGGAGATAAAATGCAAAAATTAATTGGAGATAAGATGGGCAAGACCCAATGGGAACAAGGCATGGAAATGAGATATGATACCATGCCACCTTGGTGGTGGGATAACTCAAAGAGAGATCAAGCATATCAAAATTACTTGGAAGGTAAAGCATATGAGTGATATGAATGAAACACTATTAAATTATTATCAAGAAGCTCTTGATATGGGTATGACTGAAGATGATGCTAAAGCATGGGCTTGGGATAAACTATATGGATGGAGAGAATAATGAGAGCAACAGAAAGAATAGCCATACAAGATGGTGAGTTAGCTACGCTTAGAAAGAATGTGAAAGACTTGCAGACTATGGTAGCTAATGCTAACATAAGGATAGCTGAGTTAGTTGCAGACAATAAGAATAAGCAAGAAGCTTTGCGTGATGTAGCTAAGATATTAAAAGATGGATTAACTAGACATGGAAAAGAAACGTGATCCTAATTGGAAATGGCTAAGAGAACTTGGTCATAAAATAATACTTGCAAAGAAAGGCAAGATAGCGTACACTCGTAAGATCAAACACAAACTAAAGGAGATTAACTAATGTTTATATTTTTAATATTCCCAATATTATTTGGTGCAGTCAATGCTGATGCACTGAATAAGTTTCAAGAAGAACGTGATGCTGGTGCAGAGTGGCATCATGTAGGTAAGCAAGACCTTGATCCTAATGCAAAGTCTATAGACGTAGACGGAAAGATTTATTACAAACTAAAGTGGAAGGAATAAACTATGTGGGGAAGTCACTTGATTGAAGATCGTATTGAGAAAGAAATCCAGAAAGGATTTGATAGTCCCGTTAAGGGTTGGGTTATGTCAGAGATCATAGATCTATTTGAAGGTAATGATCGTGACCATGCCAGAAAATATATCCTAAGTCGTTGTAACATAAAAGAAACTTCTTAGTAGAGTATCTTACGATACTAAGAAGTTTCATTTAAAGGGGAATTAAAATGAACGCAAGAGAGTACCACGCCAAGCAGATGAACATAATTAAAACTACAGTTATGGATGCTTGGTCTAATCCTGTGATAGACGATTTGTTTAACACAGATATACACGACATGAGTACAGAGCAATTAATAAAAGTTGTTGAACGTGATGTACTTGAATTTAAAAATGATTACAAACAATGGAGTGACACAAATGTTTAATCACGAAGCACTAGACTTTGAAGTCGAGAAGTTCTCATTAATTAATGAGTATCAGTCTGGATTTATGAAAGAACAAGTAAAAGTACCATCTAATATAGGCGTAGGTCTTAGACGTAAGGACACTAAGCAACCACTAGGCATAGTCTCTGAAAATTATGAGGTGGTACAGTACATGGACATCGTAGATGGTGTTGAACAAGCAATAGGTAGGTCTGGTATGGACTTAACTGATGCTACATTTGAGACTGATGTGCATGATGATGGTGCAAGAATAGAACTTACTGCTAGGTTTCCTGCACATGAGCAAAGCATAGGTATAAATACTGACACAGTAATACCAGAGTTAAAGTTTAGGACATCACAGAATAGGACATGGGCTAACAATATGATGGTTGGACTATGGCGTTCTATGTGTTATAATACTTTAGTTAATGGTGACAAGCTGGCCTACATCTATGGTAGACATACAAAGAACTTTAACATAGATGGATTTGCTACCAAGATACAAGATGCTGGTGAGTTTATAGCTGGTGATGGTATGAATGAGATGCGAACATGGTATGATACCAAAGTAACAAGGGATCAAGCCATTGATTTGTTTAGTAAAACACTGGCTAGACGTACTGATAATGTGACCAGAAAGAAGGTAGCTAATAAAGTAATGTTATCTAATCTTATGAAAACATTTGATGAGGAGAGCCGACACTTGCATGGTAAAGGTAACTATGATAAGTATGGTCAGACTGATAATGGTACTATGTGGTCAGCATATAATGCTGCAACATGGTGGTCTACACATGGTGTGACTAGACAAGGCTCATCTCTGCACAATGCCAAGCCTATCAGAGAAGAGAAAGTTCGTAAGATGCTTGGCTCTGAAACATGGAAGGAACTATTAGATGCGTAGACAAAGTGATAACGTCTGGGACTATGATGCCATAGACAAGCAACGTAATGAGGATTGGAATGGCATCCACAAGCTAGTCACAGACCATGCAGTAGAGAAGCGTGTAACAGCAGATGAGATAGCCAAGCGTAACTCTATCTTCTATAATCATATAGAGATTAACAAGCCATGAACTGTTGGCACTGCAAGACTGAGTTGATTTGGGGTGGTGACCATGACATAGATCATGAAGATGATACCTATGCTATGGTCACTAACCTGAGTTGTCCTAACTGTGAGAGTATAGTAGATGTTTACTATCCAAAGGAGAAAGAAGATGAAGACATATAATGTAAAGACGTATAGGTCTGTTATATTTGAATTAAATCATTGTGTTGAGGCTGAAGATGAGGCATCAGCAATGGATCAATGTATCAACTGGTTTGAAGATGACAGGGAAATAATGGATCATGTCAAAGAATGGATTGACCCAGTAGAGGAGCCAGAATCAATAGAGATTGCTTATGTAGAGGAGGAAGAAGATGCCTGAAGAATTTGAACATGAGTTAATAGGTGTTCTACAAGAACATTATGGTGAGAACTTTGACTATAATTGGGATGGTGAAGAAGATGGATTTTATATTAGACTAAGAGTATGGAAGGAGAAAGCTGATGATAGTATTTAATGATAGCTATAAGTCAGAAGGATTTGAGATAGGCATAAAAGAAGCTAATAAAATATTGATTGATCTTGGTTTACATTTAGAGTATAAGTTTATAGAAGATTATGTAAGTGACAATGGTGAGTATGCCTACACTTTGTCAGTAGAAAAACATAAGGAGTTTGATGATGACAACCAACTGGACATGCTCTAACTGTGGCTGTGTACATTGGGATGGACTGAAGCCTATCTCATGTATCATGTGCAACAATGATGAGTTCTTAGACGGGCCTGAGAAATTTTATACAGGAAAGCTAGATAAACAAACCAACTATGTAAAGGAGAAAGATAATGGTGAAGATTAAGCAACCACAAACACTTGTTAAGTGGGGTCATGAAGATGTTACTATACTTGAGTTGTTTAAAAAATTAGATGAATTTGTTTGTGATCCTGTTAGAAATCTCTATGAATTAGATGGAGATATGTATCTCTCTGACTATCGCAAATTGTGTGATGCTCAGTGGCGAATTAAAATAGCATTAGATAACTATAGAGGAGATAAAGAATGACTAAATGGTATGTCTGTGTAGACTGTGGCTATGCTCATGAAGGTGATGAATCACCAGAGCATTGCCCTGTATGTGGCTCATCTGAATTTGAATTGGAGGATAATAATGAGTGATACAGTTAAATTAACATTAAAACAAGTTAGAGAAAGAGGATGTTTTCATTGCGAGTATGCTCATACTCCTAACTTATGTCCCACATGTAGTAAACTTAATTTAAATTTAATAGAAAAAAACGGAGATAATAATGATTAAAGAAGGTAAGGTATGGGGTCAGACTATCCCACTACTACAATCACCAGCAGTAGAGATACACCGTATCACAGTAGAACTTGGTGGGTACTGTAGTAAACATGCACACCAATCTAAGATCAATGCTTTCTATGTAATCTCTGGTGAGTTAGAGATCAAGAGATGGAAAGAATATAAGTTAATAGATAGCACATGGTTAAATGCAGGTGATCTATCTATAGTACCAGCAGGTGAGTACCATCAGTTCATGGCTCATCAACAGACTGAAGCTCTTGAAATATACTGGACAGAGCTTAGTCATAATGATATTATGAGAGAAAATGTAGGAGGAGTATAATGATAACATTAATAATAGTAGCTTTAGCTGTACCTACTGTATTAAATGTAGTAGATATATTAATCACACAAGTTTTATAATGGAGGAATATAATGTTACTTATTTATTTATTAAGTTTATTATTCTAGGATATATCATATGTCGTATATAATAATTCAAATGGAAAATCCTATGGATTTAGAGAACATATCTGTACTTCCAGATGAACAAGACCTAAAAATAAAACAGTTTCTTAGTGAAGAAGATGCTGTACGTTTTCTGGTTAAACATGGCATGGAAGAAGAGTTAGACTTTGATGCCAAGATTGTGAGGTTACATTGAGAATACTTATTATACTACTTATATTTTTTATACCTTTATCTAGTAAAGCCAATGACTTAGACTGCTTAGTTGAAGCTGTTTATTATGAGGCTAGGTCAGAGAAATTAATACCTAAGATAGCAGTAGCTAATGTTATACTACAAAGAGTTAAAGATAAACGATATCCTTCTACGATTTGTGAAGTTGTACACCAAGGTAAGAAAAGAAATGGTAGGATGGTACGTAACAGATGCCAGTTCAGTTATTATTGTGACGGTAAAGAAGAAAGAATAAAAGATTATACTTCCTTACTTGAAGTAATGGATGTAGCATCTTTAGTATTAGAAGGTATACTTCTTGAGAGAACTCAAGGAGCCACACACTACCATGCTTACTATGTTAAACCTAGATGGGCTATTAAAACAAAAAGGTTTAAGAATTTAGGTAGGGTAGGAGCGCATATCTTTTACATTGACAAGGGAAATTAGATCATGTATCATCCACTTGAGATAGATAAACTACACAAACATATAGATACGTTAAGAAAACAAAACGAAGAGCTACAGTACACTGTAAAGAAACTACGAGAAGAGTTAGGACGTTCTGGTAAAACAACATGGGTGGAGAATGATGTCAAAAAATCTGTGGAATAAGGAGAGACAACAAATGTATCGTACTCTCTTAAAAGAATACAAAGAAGAAGGATACGATCATGCTGAAGCTATTACTTTAGCAAAGAAAGAAGCCGATGAAGTCATGTCCACCAGAACAGAGTTAGTGGATCATATATGGGAAGAGACTTATGAAGAATAGTAAATGGCAGTTAGTTCTAGGCGAGACTATTGTTGAAACTTTTAATAGTAAAAAGTTAGCTGAAGAAGAAAGAGAAAATAGAAACAGACTATGTGTTGCAATGGGGTATACACCTGATGTTAAATACATAGTGAAACAGATTAATTAAAACCCTATAGAGTTAGTACTTACGTACTCTATAGGGTTTTTATTATATAGGAGAGTTGGATGTCAGTTGCTTACGTTAAGGGAAGTTGTGACCATTGTGGTTCTAGTGATGCTAACACTAAGTACGAGGATGGTCATTCGTTTTGTTACAGTTGTAAAAAATATATTCATGGAGATAGAGATATGGAAGCACAGAAAGTTATATCAATGACAAACAATGCAAGCAGTACCCTCAAGACTGAGGGGATAGTGGATGCTATCAGCGAGAGAAGGATATCTAAAGAGACAGCAAGGATTTATAACACACAGATCAAGAAGAATGGAAGCATGTCTACCCACCACATCTATCAATACTTTGACAGAAATGGTTCACACATAGCTAACAAAGTACGTGAGGTACAAGGTAAGAAGTTCTGGTCTGAGGGTAATCTTACTGGCTCTGGATTGTTTGGTGAGAATATATTTGGTAAGGCTGGTAAGTTTATCACAGTATGTGAAGGTGAGATAGATGCTATGTCTGCCTATGAGTTGCTTGGTAGTAAGTGGCCTGTTGTCTCCATCAAGAATGGAGCAGCATCAGCATTACAAAACTGCCGTGATTCCTTTGACTACCTCAATAAGTTTGACAAGGTTGTACTATGTTTTGATAATGACACACCCGGCAAAGAAGCATCTCTTCAAGTAGCAGAATTGTTTGAGCCTAACAAATGTTTGATCATGAACATGGAACTTAAAGATGCTAATGAGTATCTCAAGACAAACCAACGTGAGAAGTTCAACAGTACTTGGTGGAACTCAAAGCCTTTTACACCAGCAGGGATCAGGAACTTAGCTGATCTAGGTGACACATTATACGATGAGAAGTATTGCGAGACAGTGTTGTATCCTTGGCAAGGTCTTAATGATAAGACCTATGGTATGCGTACTGGTGAGCTAGTCACCTTCACTAGTGGTGCTGGAATGGGTAAGTCTAGCATCATCAGAGAACTAATGCATCATGTCATGAGTAATACCAAAGATAACATTGGTGTGCTTGCAATGGAAGAGAACATCAGGAACACTGCGTTCAATCTTATGAGTGTAGAAGCTAACCAACGACTGTATATCAAGGAGATAAGAGATCAATTCAGTATGGAACAACTACGAGAGTGGCAAGATAAAACTGTTGGCACTGGTAGGTTCTTTGCGTTTGATCACTTTGGCTCTATCTCTAATGATGAAATACTTTCAAGGATTAGGTTTATGGCTAAAGCTTTAGGTTGTAAGTGGATCATGTTAGATCATCTATCTATACTGGTGTCAGGCCAAGAAGATAATGGTGATGAGCGTAAGTCTATTGACATACTGATGACCAAGCTACGTTCTCTTGTAGAAGAAACAAACATAGGTCTGTTACTTGTCAGTCACCTACGTAGGCCAGCAGGTGACAGAGGACATGAGGATGGCAGAGAAGTATCTCTGTCCCACCTTAGAGGGTCAGCATCTATTGCTCACCTGTCTGACAGTGTGGTTGCATTGGAACGTAATCAGCAAGCTGATGATCCTACTGAAGCTAACACAACTACCATTCGTGTTCTTAAGAATAGATATACTGGTGATACTGGTGTATCTTGTCGCTTGCATTATGATAAAGAAAGTGGTAGAATGACTGAGATCAATAATCCTTTTATGGAGAATGATGAAGATGAATAATACAATTAATATAACTCAAGAACAAATAAATTTTATAATTGATTGGGCTGACCTTAGAAGAGAAGTTTATTTTTTGGGTGCTAATTATGTATTTAAAACAGGAGAAGAGTGCTTTCCTTTTGAGAATTTAGATAGAAATGTTATGGGTTTTGAGGAAATAGAATATGACGAAGGAGATGAACCAAAAGGCTATCCTTGGCTACCTCAAGACTATTACTTAGTGTGGATTAAAGAAGGTGCCGATAAATGGAACTCAGGTATGAGAAAGGTTCCCTCTTTAAGTGATACCTTAACAGAAGATTTTTATTTTGATTGCCCTAACTGTTTAGAATTAGCTAATGGTGATAGATTAGAACTAGAAGGGTGTGATATGTGTGATTATACAGGAGAAATATTAAAATACATAGATGATGGTAAAGTTAAAATAAAACATTCTTGGTATGATGAAGAAAATAATTGTGGAACACTTTAAGTAGGATAGTAATTATGACAACGGCAATAGTTGATATAGAAACAGACTCCCTTGATGCAACTCTGATACATTGTATCGTAGCTCGTAGCTATTCTGATGGTAAAGAAAAGGTATGGGTAGGTGATGAGTGTAAAGAGTTTGCATCTTGGTCTAAGATGATAGACAAGTTTATCATGCATAATGGAGTTAGCTTTGATGCTCCAATCCTTAACCGTCTAACAGGATCAACAATCAAACCATCACAAGTAAGAGATACTCTGATAGAGTCACAGTTATATAACCCTGTCAGAGATGGTGGTCATTCCCTAGCTTCATGGGGTGAGAGGTTAAAGTTTCCAAAGGGTGACTTCCATACCTTTGATATGTATACACCTGAGATGTTGGAGTACTGCCGACAAGATGTACGACTAACCCATAAGGTAGCTAAAGAGTTAGAAGAAGAAGGAAAGAAGTTCTCTTCTAAGAGTTATGATCTTGAGCTTAAGGTTAGGACTATCGTAGATCAGCAAGAGAGGAATGGTTTTTCTTTTAACCTACGTGAAGCTATGTCTTTTCTTGCTACACTAGAAGAAGAACAGCATGACCTTGAGAACCAAGCACAAGAAATGTTCAAGCCAAGAGAAGTACAGCTTAAGACTAAGGTAAAGTATATACCCTTTAACATAGCTAGTCGTAAGCAGATAGCTGAGAGACTAGAAGAACTAGGTTGGAAACCTAAAAAGAAAACAGACAAAGGTAATGTTATTGTATCAGAAGAAATACTTGACACAATTAATATGCCAGAAGCTAAGATGTTTAGTAGATACTTCCTACTACAGAAACGTACAGGCTTGATCAAAGCATGGATAGAAGCTTGTCAAGATGATGACAAAGTACGTGGCAGAGTTATGACATTACGTACCATCACTGGACGCATGGCTCATAACTCTCCCAACATGGCTCAAGTGCCAGCAGTTTACTCACCGTATGGTAAGGAGTGTCGTTCTCTTTGGACTGTATCTAATCCTGATACTCATGTCTTGATTGGCACAGATGCGTCTGGACTAGAGTTACGTTGTCTTGCTCATTACATGAATGATGCTGACTTCACCAACGAAGTTCTTAATGGTGATGTACATACAGCCAACATGAAAGCTGCTGGTCTTACAGACCGTGATCAAGCTAAGACATTCATCTATGCTTTTCTTTATGGTGCTGGTCCAGCTAAGATAGGTAAGGTGGTTGGTGGTTCTGCTAAAGCAGGACAACAACTGATCACTAAGTTCTTAACCAATATGCCAAAGCTTAAAGAGCTAAGAGAGAATGTTGTTGAAGCTTCCCAAGTGGGAACTATAGAAGCTCTTGATGGTAGGCTCTTACATATCAGAGCAGACTATGCATCTTTAAATACCTTACTACAAGGTGCAGGTGCTATCATCTGTAAGCAATGGCTTGTACATATTACAGAACGTATACATAGGTCAGGTGTTGATGCTAAGTTAGTTGCATCTATACACGATGAGTATCAGTTTGAGGTAGCAAAGAAAGACGCTAATAAGTTTGGACAGATAACTAAAGATGCTATGAAAGAAACAGAGAAGACATTAGATGTTAAGTGTCCTCTTGACTGTGACTTTAAAATTGGAACCACATGGATGGAGACGCATTGATGTTTGAACAACTAACTTTATTTAATGAAGTCTCTTATAAAAAAGGAGACACTAAGAAATGTTTTAAGTGTGAAGAAGAATTACCTGTAAGTTTGTTTGGAACTTTATGGAAAAGAATAGACGGTAGTACTAGAATGGGAAACGTGTGTAGACCTTGTAAGAAAAAACAACAAGACATAGCAAATAATTTAAAACAAAGTAATCCACCACCAACTTCTGAAGATTATGTATGCCCTATCTGTTCTAAGAATGAAAAGACTTTAGAGTCTAGATTAGATTCTGATAATAGAAGAGGCAGATTAATTTGGGTATTAGATCATGACCATAAGACAGGTAAGTTTAGAGGTTGGCTATGTAATACTTGTAACAGTGCGTTAGGATGGTTGGATGATGACCCCATTAAATTACGTAGAGCTTTAACATACTTAATAGATAATAAGTAGTGTAGTTCTTACGAACTACTTATTATCTTATTATAGAGGAGAATAAATGCCACATAACAATCGTAAATTTGATAAACAATCCTACATGGCTAACGATGAGAGAGCTAAGAAAGCAATCGTAAGTTATCTTGTAGCTAATAAGTTCACAGACATTAAAGCTAAAGAAGATTACTACTTTGATGTATCAGCTAAGAAAGATAAAGATTATTTTTTTGAAGTTGAAGTGAAGAACCAGTGGGGTTCTAGTTGGAACCCTTCTTGGAAAGAAGTTCGTATACCAGAAAGAAAAAGGAGATTGATCGACAAGAAAAATAAAGAATACCCTGACCATGATTTATATTTTGTGGTCTTCAATACTGATTGTAGCCAAGCTTGGTTTATTAAAGATGACACAGTTAGTAGCTCTACTGTAGGGACAATACAAAACTCTAGGAGAGTTGGTGAACCGCATCTTAGGGAACCCTTCTTTCACATACCTACAGAACAAGCAAAATTAATTACAAATATAACTTGACATATATATTAATATGTGTTACGGTATATACAATCAAAAAGGAATAACCCTTAATGGTTGTACTACATGTCACAATGGAGTGACGATAGAAAAAGGAAATAGAAATGAACGATCCAATATATATTACAGGTAAATGCCACTATGCTTCAATCACTGAGCCTAATACTAAGTTTGAGCCAGTATGGTCAATACAGATTGAGGTTGATGATAACAACCGTTCAGTAGTAGAAGGTGCTGGACTAACGATTTCCAACAAAGGTGATGATCGTGGAGACTTTGTTACTATCAAGCGTAAGGTTGCACGTAAGGATGGTACTCAACGACAAGGCCCAATGGTAAAAGATTCTCAGAATAATTCTTGGGATGGTAAGTTGATTGCCAATGGTAGCTTAGTTAATGTTAAAGCTGTGCCGTTTGAGTGGAACTATGCAGGTAAGTCAGGTGTTTCTGCTGACCTAGCTGCTGTACAAGTAGTAGACTTCATTGAGTATACTTCTGGTGCAAGTAATGACTTTGATGTAGTTGAAGGAGGTTATGTAACTGATACTTCTTCAGAGGAAATTCCCTTTGCATCTTAACTTTTAACGTAGTGTGGGAGACTTGGGGTGGAGTTTGGTTTGGTTTTCTCCACCCCATTTTTTATAAAATGAAACAAGTAGAAACATTAGTTGAAGATATATATGATTTGTTTTCTCTTGATCCAATTAAGATGGACGAGAAAGAAGTTGATAAACATATAGATACCTTTGGTGAGATGCTAAAGGTACACATCAAAGCTTTCATGTATGAAGAGCCTCGTACCAGAGGTAATCTTAGACTATCTGCTATAGGTAAACCTGATCGTCAGTTATGGTATGACGTTAATAGTAAGAAGGAGATTGAAGATCTTAAACCTAGTACAAGAATTAAATTCTTATATGGTTATATATTAGAAGAACTTCTTTTACTATGTGCTTCCATTGCTGGACATAAGGTTACTGATCAACAGAAAGAAGTCAATGTTGAGGGTGTACTTGGTCATCAAGACTCTATGATAGATGATGTCTTAGTTGATTGTAAGAGTGCATCAGGCTATAGCTTTAAAAAGTTTAAAGGTAATAACTTAATTGAAGATGATCCATTTGGTTACATTGCACAGATCTCTGCGTATGCTGAAGCTAATAAAGTTAATAAGGCAGCATTCTTAGTGATAGATAAATCAAGTGGTGAGATATGTCTTACTCCTGTTCATCAAATGGAGATGATTAATGCTAAAGAAAGGGTTAAACATCTTAAGGGAATGGTTAGTGATAGTCATGTGCCTGATAGGTGCTATGCTCCTCTTCCTGATGGGGAGTCTGGTAATCTTAAGCTGGCTGTTGGTTGTGTTTATTGTGGGCATAAGCGAGAGTGCTGGCAAGATGCTAACAACGGTAAAGGACTACGTGCTTTTAGATACTCCAGAGGACTTAGCTATCTTACAAGAGTGGCTAAAGAACCTAAAGTCGAAGAAGTAGTTAACTGGTAATGCATTGGATTGTTAAAACAAAACCTGACTTAACTAAGTTTGGCTTTGTCTATTGCATTACTAACACTAAAACTGGTCAAGCTTACATTGGTTGTAAGCAATACTTTAATTATAAGAAAGGTAAAAAGAAAGCTGAGTCTAACTGGAAGTCTTACATGGGTTCAAGCACTCACTTACTTGAGGACATTGATAAATTAGGTAAGACTAACTTCAAGTTTGAAATGATAGCTGAGTTTAAAAACAAACGAAGCTTACGTTACTATGAATGTTATTATCAAATGAAGTACAATGTTTTGTGTAGTAAGCTTGACGGAACTGATACCCCTGCGTATTATAATAACTATGTAGGGGGTAAGTTTTATAGACCAGTAGAAGAATACTATGATGAATAATATATTTGAACTAAGCGATGAAGACGTTAGTGTTAGTTCTTTATTTGATTTAAACTTACAAGAACCTAATAGAAGTTTATACATTGCTGTTATACTCAGAGCTATTCTTGACGCATCTAAACCTAAAGATGTTAATGAAAGCTCTGATATAACATCCTACAGAGATGAGTCTCATAGATGGTTATTTAAAGATGTAGGTGTTACAAGTAAAGATTTTATAGAGATATGTGAATTAGCTGGTCTTCCTTCTGAAAAGGTTAGGAGTCTAGCCTTTAATGTTATTAACTCAGGAGATGTTCAGAATGAAAGAGACAAGCTCTATCAATTCCTCTAAACAAACAAACGATCTAGTAAACAATCCTCCACACTATAATATGTTAGAGGTAGAAGCTATAGATATTATTGCAATGTCTATGACTGAGGATGATTTCTTAGCCTATCTTAAGGGCAATGCTTTAAAGTATATAATTAGATACAAGCATAAGGGTAATCCTGAACAAGATATAAGTAAAGCAATCTGGTATTTAGAAAAACTAAAAGGAAAAATCAAACATGGAAAATGAAATACACTACGGTATGACACTCCCTATATCTGAAGAAATAGATGCAGTTAAGTATAGACAAACAGGAGAAGACTTCTATAGTAAAGTTGTACGTATAGCTGAGTCACTTAAAGATACACCTGATCACTTTGAGAACTTCAAGGATGCACTTAGACATATGAGGTTTCTACCTGCTGGTAGGGTACAGAATGCTATGGGTGCTGCTCGACAGACAACTGCGTATAATTGTTTTG